TTCCACCGCCGCCTCCACCAAGTCCATCAGTACCGGCAGCCTCTGTTTCGCCGGTGATTTCATTTGAGGTGCAATTTCCGCCACCGCCTGGACCTCCTAAACCTGCTCCCTTATCCGGATACGTTTTATTAGATGCAGATGAACTAGTTGCACCTCCACCTCCACCGCCTCCGGAGTATAATACGCCATTGAATCCTCTAGTGCTTGTGTGCTGTCCTGTTCCACCAACATTTGTATATCCATTGCTCTCAAACCGCCTTGCTACCCCTCTATCATACCACCAGCATTCTTGTCCATCACCTCCGTCAGTACCCCCACAGCCTGCTCCATAAAAGCCTCGTGAGAAGTATGGTGCACCTCCTCCAGAACCTCCTGCCCCTCCGTACAAATTTTTGTTTCCGTAAGTGGCGTGGTTTCCAGAAGTACCACTATTTGCCGTAATTCCATTTAAAACTGTAGGCTGTCCAGTAGCTGTAGGAACAACCCAAGGCAAGGCTTGCCCCGGAGTGACGTTCATATATCCAGTGGTGAAATAACCACCTCCACCTCCGCCAGTTCCACAGCTTGAATAAAACATTCTTCCTGCATCGCCGCCATGCCCAACGAGGATATAGCGGATTTTATAAACATTCGCCGGTACTGTCCAAGTTCCGGCTCCTGCTCCTAGCGTGACAGAACCACTAATACCGGTTACATTTATCATGAATGACACTTTTCCGTCATCATACCATCTGCCATTGTTAGTGGCGACATAGTTAAATGCCCTTATATACCATATCCCCTCCGATAAGGGCTGTGTAACTAGATGAGTGTCTCCGCTAGCATACTGAGTATCAGAGTCATAAACACTGTTAGGCATTCTCCCTTTCTTGAATACAAAAAAAACTCCACTCCACAAGCCCCTAGTAGGTTTCACCCATGTAAGCCGGACTTGCTTATGCGCATACATGGTGGCACTAAAATTTGTGATAGAGGCGATTCCGAAGGCATCTATGGCCATCTTTTTCAGTAGCTCCTTGGAGATAGTTACTTCTGAATTTTTGCCGTCTCCATAGCTAGTTCTAGGGTTACTTACGGACTGCTTGTAGTTACCTGCAGGAAGCGGAAGGCTCATTACAGCTCCCGCATTTGAAAAAGGTGTGCTGTCTCCTAGGACTGCTGCCATTCCTCTGTTCTTCCCTCCTGCACCACCTAAAGGAATCAATACATCGCTCATTATGAAAACGCTCCTTTCAATTTAACTCTGAAATCAACAGTTGGCTTTTCGGTTTTACAATAGAAAACCACAGAGCCATTTTGGGCTTCTGCGCTTGTAATCAATGAAGTCATTTCATCCCAATTCTCAATTTCTGCCAAAGTATTATCCTTTGTATAGGCTTTCCCCATAATAAGGCTTGCCGTAGACTTCATCCTTGGAATATTGACTGTCTGCCTGTATGGGGCTGTACTTGTCCACCCACTAGCACTTAAAAGAACGGTCTCTTCGTCTTTTAATCCGCTTATCAGAGCTTCCACGTCAGAAGCTAGAGCATAAACCAATGTATTATCAACCTTAATTTCTAGCTGTTCGCTGTTCTTAAGCTTCAAGAACCAATTCATAATTACATTAACTGGCTTTCCTTGTTCATACCTTGGCATAAAGTCCGGTTCATTTGCGTAAGCATAAGCAAGCAGTACAGGTTTGCTATCCCCTTCAACCATTGCCATAAGTTGAAAAACCCTCATACGGTAGCTCTCTGTCAGAGGTGTTCCGTTGTTGTTTTCGTTGTTTATAACAACCTTGCACACAATTCCATTATTACTGCTGCTTACGCTTGATATAAGAGCCTTGTGCTTGTCATAAGCTGTGGATGCATTCAAAGCTTCCACTTCTCTTGCGATGTTCCCGGAAATCTCCTTATCCGCTATAACTACATACTTGATAAGCAAAGGTTTCTTACTGGCAAGACTTCTTTCGATTAGCTCTTTTCCTTTGTTTGTGATTTTAGATTCTGAAAAGTATCCCATTAGCTCCCCCATTCCGCAAATACAGTAAATTCAGTAAGGGATTGAATAGCACTCCCAATGAAATCTTCTGAAATTGCTGTTCTTGTAACATTTACATTTTTCAGAGTATCCCTAAACGCCTTCACGTTTTCCAATGTAGTAGCTACAGCTTCAAGCTCACTTGCTACCAATGCTCCGCCTATTGATATAGAAAACTCTGCGTTACCGGTCTTTGTTACCTCTGTTTCGCCGAAGATAGTATCAGAAAGCCTTGATATAGCCTCTAAGCTTCCGCTTAGATAGTTACTGTCAAAAGCAAGCTTTACTAACTCTCGCTTCTTTTCAATGGCATACCCCCTGTTGTAATACGGAAGTCTGAAATCTATAACCAAGCAATCAAGAATCCATTCGTCCAAGGAATCAAGCTCGGATAGCAGGAACACATTATTCAACATACCTTGGAAATACTGAAAGCCTACTTTCATGGCATAGGATAACGCCTGTATGTCAACATCCTCCTTATAGGGGCTTGATAACAAATCAAGCATTTCACCTTCTAAGAATTTAATCATCCTCCCACCCCTTAAAAGTCACGCTCATGCTAGTGCAGTTTGCAATTTCGTTTCCGTTGATGGTTATAAAGTTCGGATTCGTTACAACAACTCTCTTAGCACCACTCACCATACACCGCCGGACAAGCTCATTTTGGTTAATGTCTCTTCCAAGCTTCGACCTTTGCCATGTAACATAGTCCTTTACAGCTTCTTCCACAGCTTTCTTAATCTCGGCTTCTCTGTACTTATCAGACTCATACAGATAATAGCCTAGTTCTACGCTATAGTTTCTTGCCACAGGCTTCTTAAAGGTAAGAGTATCCGTAAATACAGGCATCTTGTCCCAATCAATAGCAGCTTTAACCTCTGCAAGGTCATTGTCGCTGTACTGGCCTGTTTCGTTATCCCATAGCAAGACTACATCAATCTCCGTGGAGTTAGGCCGCTTTCCAAGGTAAACATCCTTGATATGTTGGCTTGCTTTCTTTATCCAGTATTCATAAGAACGCTTTGTTCCGCCGTTAGTATAGCTGTCCGGATACAGATAGATTCTTTCACGGAAATCATCATCGGATTCCAAGTCCACTCCGCCGGAGCTTTCTGTGGTATTCTGCACGGATTGCACAAAAGGAATATTATCCACAAGCTTTGTAATAGTTCTTGCCTTGTATCCGTTTCCAATTACTCCGGGAACTCTGCATTCAGCATCCACATCCCCAGTAAGCTCTCCTCTTCCGATTGTAAGCTCTTTTACTGTCTCAAAGGTAAGTCCTGCTTCCGTTGATACCTTAGTGCCTTTAGGAACTACAGAGCTTGTTGCCTGTACTCCGCTTAGAGTGAATCTAAGAGTAGCTATTGACTTCTTAGCCTTAAGCCTTTGTAGTCCTTTAAACGCCCCTAAGTTATCAAGGAAAGCCCCCTTAGAATACTTTAGCAATCCCATCTTTCCGGAAAAGTCTATCTGTTCGTAAGCATGGAAAAGGTAATAGGCACAAGTAGCAAGAATGATTCTCCTGTCATCAGATTGTGGAAGTGCTTCCTCTACTCCTGTTAGTTCTTTTCTCTTTCTTTGAAAGGCCGATAGCATTTCTGCTTCCAATTTTTCTGCAGTCATGCCCTCGATAAAATCAACTTTTGGATAGCTGTCAAAAACTCCCATTCTACCTCCTTTTCACATGAACAATAGCTTGTATTCCATCTTCCCCACGGTCTATGTACTCTATATAATCCACGGCTACTCCTGGCACATACTTTTCCGTCTGCGTTACAACTTCTACAGTAAATCTATTCTGAAAAATCGGAGTAGGCTCTGCAAGAATCTCCCACAAAAGCCCAAAATCCCTATGCATGGGGATACTGCCACGCCTTGTCTTATACAAGGTGGATAGTTGCATTATAATTGACTCTTCCAGTCGCTCTCTTTCGTTTGATTCTATTCTGAAATCCATTATTGATACTCCTTAAAGGTTACATCGACCTCAATTCTTCCGACTTCTCCGCCTTTGTGTATCTCTTCCCATTCGGAAGAAATGTTCGTGATAATACAGCGCCTATCCATAATGGACCTGTTTCCAATGATTAGATACTGTGCCTGTCTATCTCGCATAATCTTCCGGAGGAGTTCATACTGCTGCCTTGGTCTAAGTCCAAGCTCCACGGAAAACACAATATGGAGCGTTACTTCGTCCAGTTCCTCGCCTGTTACTTCTAAGCGGCCTTTCCAACCAACTACCGGATGTTCTTCGGTCTTTAGTCCTATGGTGGATTTGAAATCGGTAAATGTCCTTGTCTGCTTTCCTTTATGGAAAAAGGTAAGTTCTCCAAACTGTCCTATCATCGTTTATCCCCCTAAGCTTGCAACCTTTGCTTCCAATACAGCCAACCTTTGCTCTAATGCCTTGATATTCACTCCTGCAAGTTCCAAAGTGTCTCCTTTTGCTTTGATAGCTATAGAATCAGTAAGCTGTTTATAGAACAGGCCTTCTCCTGTTTCCTTTGGCAAGTCCTCTTCGGAATAGAATCCGCCAAGGACAACCCCAAAGGACTCTCCATTGGATAAATGCAGAACAAGCACTTGCTCCCCTACCTTTGGCATCTTATATTCTCCTGTAAAGGAAAAATAAGGCAGCTCTGCCGTTGCTAGGTCGTTCATGTCCGTATAAACAACAGACACCATGGCTTTCTGATAATTTACTGTTCCTACAGTTCCGATTCTGATGTTATCCATGCTTATACCCTCTGAATTATCTTCCTAGCAGTTACGCTCTGCGTTAGTCCTCCGCTGTCCAAAGTTACATCAACTCTATCCACAAAATACTTTCCATCGCACATACCACAGTTTTTTATCTCGATGTTGTAAGTAGAAAACAGGCCATAATCAAAGACTGTAGGCTTAAATGTAATTGTTGTTGCGTTTCTGTTCTGTGCATTAAGCCTAGCTTTGGCCACTCTCTCTGCTTCTGATTGGTCTTGTACTTGCTCATTGAGATACAGAACCTTTTCTTCTGTTCCAACCTTAACGGTTATTGTTTCCTGCTTCTTTTTTGGATTCTTATACCTTAGCTCCGCTCCGGTGTAAAATCCTTGCAAAGAAGTAGTCCAGTTATAGTCCGGCTGTATCTCGTGGGTAGTCCAGTCTGTATAGCCTTCATTGCTTCCGCTTACGGAATTACTCGGATATTCCCCATAGAAATTGTATATCCCCCTTGCTTCATAAGCTGTTTCGTCATACAAAACAAAGCCCGACTTATAGCATTTCATGCAGACACCATATTTCTTGCAAACATTCTGCAGGAATTGTAAGTCTGTCTCATTAGTCTGTTCTATCTTATCTATGGTTACATCCTGGCAATTAAAAAAGAGATTCGGCATACTGTACTTGCCTTGAATCTCTTCTACTAATTGTCTTAAGGTTACATTTGTCCAAGCCTTAGAACGCTGCCTATCCTTTAATTCTGAATCGGCCGGCTGTGATACTCCTTTCACAGTCATCACTCTTGGCGCACCTGTAATGGATATTTCATCAATAACGAAATTACCGCAATGGTATTCCTCGTGCTTACCATTTACATACCAATTCCGCATGATGATGTAAATGTCTAAGTCCTCTCCTTTTTGTGGATTGAATCCGCCTGCTGCATTCATGGCGTTTAAATCAAGCTCCAAGCTTATAGAATCCAAAGTATCACAGGCATTATCCGTATACTGCAAAGAGGATAGATACTTGGTCAGATTGTAAGAGCCACCATTATATAAAGCTATGGTTTCGGCGTACCTTGCTTTGGCTGTATAGTTTTCGCTTCCGTCCACTACCAATTCCTCCAATCTTCTCTATGGCTTGCTCTTTCAAGTTCTGTATTCACAGGCGGAATATTAAGCACAGTATCGGCAGAAAAAACCATTGTTCCAATCTCGCTTGGATTTGCTTCCATAAGCAGAGGGAAAAGCTTTTCTGTGCCATATACTTTAAAAGCGATTAAATCCCAAGTATCCCCAAGAATTGTCTTATAAGTATTGCTTACCACTTTCCCCTCCTGTCTTAAAACGATGTTCTTCGTGTTTCTCTAGCGTATCTATCCATCATGGCTTTAAAGTCCGCATAACTGTCCGATAAAGCGGACTTAATTTCAGAAGCATTTCCCCCGGATATATTGATAGTAGGGCTATAGCTAATATTCTGCTGCCCACCTACTGATGGATTGATACCGGATAGCTCTGCATTTGCTTGCTGTAAAAGGCTTGCAGCTCTTGCGGAGTTGTTCATAGGGATAACATATTCTGCATCCCCACCTTCTCCAATTAAGGCATTTGTCGGACCGTTCACTCTTCCGCCAATAGCAAACTTCCTTATTAAGCTAGGTTTATCCAGTCCTTTTGCCTTTGCTGTAGACTCAACCTTTGCTGCAGGATTTGCGAAAGGCGCAATCGGCATATTTACCTTTACATTCTGCCCACTAAAGAAATTTCTCACAGAGTTCAGAATGTTCTCCATACCGCTCATGCTTCCGTTTTGCAGTTGGATGTTCGTATTAACCGAAATAGGCTTTGAGAACTCGTTTTTTAAAGCATACTTATATTGAGCCACAAACTCTCTAGCATGAGAGCTTAAGTCTTTTTTATCTGTTTCCGAAAACAATTTTTTCAAAAAGCCTTTTCGTGCATCTTCATCCCCTGTGATACTTTCGATTCTGTTCAGCTTTTCAAGTGTTTGTCTAACATCGTCCGGAACAGAATCCATGCTAGCAACTTCTTCCCTAAACTGCTTGATTGCTTCTGAATTTTCTTTTAATAAGCTTACAAGTCCATTTTGCGATTTTGGGCTAACAAGTTTTATTCCATCTGAATACTTGGAGTTAAGTCCTTGTTTTATATGGAAGTCCATTTTTCGGATGTTCTCGTCTCTTCTGTCGAACTCTTCGCCATACTCGCTTAAGATTTTATTTGTAAGCAATTCGATAGGCTTTGTCTTTGCTTCCATTACAACACTCTGTCTTTGTTTCTTAATCTTTGTAATGTCTTTGTCATACATGGACTGGCTATAATAGCCGTCTTGGCCTTCTGAAAGTCCTAATTCTTTTGATTTTTTCAAGGTAGCTTCCGCACTCATCAAGGCATTCTTGGCAAGCTCATCCGCATTGTCGGCCATTTCCTTTGCGTATTCACCGGATTTATCCACAACATTGGCAAATGACTCACTTGTTAGCGGAGCGTTCTCTACATCGTTGTTAAGTAAATCCCACTTGGCTTTATTTTCTGACTGCATTGCTTGCTCTTTAAGGTCGAGTAATTGCTGTGTTAGAGTATTGATGGTTTCTTGCTCTATAGGCGTAATGATTCCGTCTTCCATGGCTTTCTTGTACTCATCGCCTAATTGCTTTCCGATTCGCTCAACATCGCCACGAATACTTGTATACATTCCGTCAAACTGCTTTATCAGTCCTTCTCCGGTAGCATCACCCTCACCAAAAAGCCCACGAATGGAGAAGTGCATAGCAATTTGCTGTTCAGACACAAGGTTAGATACTCCTGAAGCCAAGCTTTCAAGTTCAGTTCCAAGCTTCTCTGCATCTTCCTTATTGAAATCAGAGTTTACACTAAGCCTAAGCTGTAGTTTTTGCAAGCTTTCCGCTGTCCTATCAATCTCCTTGTTGTATTGTCCGACTGCGGATAGCTGCTTACTTGCCTGGGAAAGTCTTTCAAAGGTTTTCTTTCCAACAATCTCCATAGCAACATCGCCTAGCTCTTTGAGAGATAGCTTCATATCCCCAAAACGCTTATTAAGGTCTTTCTTTCCTTCCTTCGCATTATATACAGCAATGGCCGCTTCTAATCCAACAATTCCCGCTGCGAGAAGTCCTAACCCTGTTGCATTCGCTATTAAAGTATTTTCTCCCAAAGTATTAACAAAGCCAGTAATAGACTTAATACCCTTAGGCACTTCATTAATCCCTTTAAATGCTACTGCCATCGTAGAGAATCCTGCCACTGCACCTGTCAACCATTGGGGATTGCTTACAAAGAACTCTCCAATCTTAAGCACAGGCTCAACAAACTCTCCGAAGCCTTCTGCACCACGCTTAAGCTTCGGATACAGCTCCTCCAAGTTACCGATGAAGCCATCGGATGCGTAAACCATATTAGTAAACGCCTTTGCTCCATCTCTTAATGGTATGTTTATGGCATCGCTTGCCTTGATTCCTAAGTCCTGCATAGCGGATTGTAAAATCTTTGTATCGCCCCACAGGTTATCCATCTTTGTGGCAGCCATCTGCTGTAAAGAACCATTAGCAGTTCTTAGGGATTCATTCAATCCATCCCATTCATTCTTTCCGTCTTTAACGGAATCCAATCCGTTAAGTAAGTGCGTAAAGGCATCAATATGATGCTTTCCACCGATTCTTGCCTTGTAATAGTTGTGCTGTTCTTCCGGCAGCCCGG